GTGCAATATTATCTACCTCACACTGTGAGTATCCGTGGTACTCTAGGTAGTTAGCAAATGAAGCGTTCTCCTCTGCTAGGTAGTCGCGTTGTATCTCTAAATCTTCCACTAATGTGGCTAGTTTTGTGTGTTGCTTATTCATATTATTTCTCCTCTTTTAATATTTCGCTATCAATCCAAGTAATAGTTTCTCTAATTTCATTGTCAATGCTTTCATAATGCTTGTCATTGATTAATGCAATTATCTCCAACCATCTAGTTCGTGTTTTAGCTGTATCATCTCGACTAGTAATAGCACGATAATCGTCATACTCCCAATTAGTTAATTCAAGTTTTCTCATTTTATTTCTCCTGATTCGATTCAATAACTGTAAATTCACAATCAAGGCAATAACCTATTTGGTCGCTATGTTTTACATATATTTCCTCACCTTTTATATCGTTTGGATGAACCCACGTCATTACTTGCACGTTGTATGAACCACACTTTTTACAACTAAATTCTTGCTTACTCATTAGAATTTACTCCTTAAATGGTCATCAACTGCACTCTTAAACGCATTACCGTCAAACTGCTCGTCAATCTTATAATCCAAGTCCTCAAGTATTTCGGCTTTTAGTCCCATACATTGATTATCAACTTCGTTTTCTATTGTTGTTGTGATATCACTAACACCCGACAAGTCTAGTATCAATTCCTTAACATTTATATCATGGTTAAGTAGTTTGATTAACTCCGCCCTAATAGGATTACTCTCGTAACTGTCTAGTTGGTGTTTATGATTGTCTAGTTGATTCTTTAGTTCGCTGATTAAGATATCTTTATGCCTAATCAGTTCATCTTTACCACTAATGACCTCTTTTGCTAGTATTAACTCTTCCTCATTTAAGCCTTTAATAGCTTCAATTAAATTATGCTCCATAGCATTTACTCCTTTGTTGTTATAAAAAAAACTCTACAGCGTCAACACTTGACCCCGTACAGATACCACCATCAATCTCCACAAAGGCTAAAACTTCGCCTACCTTTGCAGAAACTAAATCCTCTCGATATACCCCAATTTCCCACGACTCGTCGTCGCGCTGGAATATGCGATATAAAATATCCTCAACCTCAAATGCAACCGTCCCAACCTCTTCGAGAATAATTGCATAACTATTAATTACGTTTTCGCCTACCTTTGCTGTACTCATGTTTTTGACCTACATTATTAAAAAAACTCACGATAAAAAACCCGATATTTCACGGGTTCGTTATGATTAGTTTTCTTTGGCTACAAAAGTGTCAATATCGTCATCAGTAAAAGATGCCCCAACATTTCTACAATTCACATAGTTAGCTTTCCAACTATCGCCCCAAACGTGTTGCAAATACTCTGGTGCGTCGCAATCCTCTTCCAAGTAGTAAAAGCTATTATTCTCTCTGGAATACGTGGACGGGTTAAAACCTTGCATGTCCTCGCGTGGAACAATCAAATACCCGTGTGATGGTGTACTAATCCAATTTAAATTTGTCATAATATCCCCTTTGCATTATCGGTGTAATTATCGTCATTATTTCTAGTCAACGCTTTTGGCAATCTGAATTTGTCTAAAGCGTTTAACATCTCTTTTTTCCCTTTTGCGTTTCTTAACCTATCAAAGTCTTTTTTTGTTGGTTTACTATTATTAAAAATAACCTGATTAGCGTCTATACATTTATATTCTTTTTTGTTATTACTCATTTTATTGCTCCATTGTTATCTATCCAAAATTCAGTGCCATTGGGTAAACGATTTACATCTAGCCAATCCCTTGCTTTTTGCTTTAAATCTTTTATGCTTGATACATTAAAAAACTCAGTAGCATATGCATCACCTTTAAACATTGCAAAACCATTTTTATATGCTTTTTTGTTATTACTCATTTTATAGCCTCCATTTCATTAACCAGCTCAGTTAACACGTCGTATTTATCCGAACCCAATACGTCCAAGTCAATATATCCCGAGTCAGTTTTTGCACTGCATCGGATATACTCGTCAGCTATGTGACTAGTGCACATAAACTCTAAGCCATTCACAACACTATAAAAATCATGCATTTGTTCCCCGACTATCTCATCAAATATATAAATGTCATCAAACAACAAATAAGCGGTTTCAGTGTAGTTGCCTCGAACGTCGCCAAACCTATGAAACTTGATAGAAACTAAAGCATCGCCGTTTTCTAAATCATAAGTCTTATAATCAAAATCATTGCTNCCCATGCCTCCCCAATTGTAACTATTATCAGCGCTGGTATAATCCAAGTTTTCAATATCATCAACACTTTCAACTTCCAACAAATCACACGCTTTTCTATAGGTAACTTCATAATCAGCAAACGCTTCCACCAAGTCTAGAATATCGACTGTTATATCGTCGTCGCTCCTGGTTGCCAACGTTGTTGGTTGACCAAAGATTTTTACATCAGCGCCTCGCAACGCCTCCAAGTCTTTTTTAATATCTTTTAACATTTAAAATTCTCCTATTATTAATAACAACAACAATCCACCAACTAGCGCCACGAACAACGCGCTCGCTAGTAGTTCCATAAAAACATCTAATAACTTAGTCATTAAAATACCCCTTTCTATATGCGCTATACATTATCCAAAGCCCGTATAAAGCAGAACAAGCCAAGGCAACAACTAAGAGTGCAATAATATTGATTAACATATAACCCAGCCTTGCGCGTCAATGCGTCCTAGTTTAATATCATTCTCCGTTGGTGCTGGTATATGCGATTGTTCCCATGCCCTGCATAGTCCTATTTCAATAGGTAGCATGTCAAACGCCATAACATAAGCGCCAGCATCTCCAACCGTGTTTAGCTCGTATTCAGTTCCAATAGTATCAGCATGCCAAGCGGTAAACTTGTGCGCCTCGCTCCTAGTCATCTCTTGCGTTTCATATGTATTCATTGTCTTTCTCCATGTGTTAGCGTAATTGCTTCTTACATTATAGTCATACTTCTACATATGTAGTAATGTATTTATTAACTAATTCTGTTTACTTATATATACGGTCTTACTTGGTGCGTTGTACCTAAGCCAGCAATGATAATATCATTTAGGTATTGTTGACCAATACAGGGTGCGACGTCGACGACTAATAAAGGGAATACAATGCTCCTGGTATAGTGCTTATATCTATATAGCTGTATAGAGTAATACAAGTCTAGTTAGTTCAAGCTATCCCATCAAGCCACGCTATACAATCATGCAACAAGCCAAGCATTATCTCAGTCATAACAATGTAGCTCTAAATGTAACTCGATAGTTAATGCTTCGATTAATGCTTCAATTAACGTTGCACATACACTCTCACACGTCCCTAGTGCCAACCCTGCAATATGCCTATCATAGCAAAAACGCTATAAAAGGCCATGGCATCAGCATTGCAACGCTTTTCAGACGACCCCCCGCCCACCAAACAGCTACCCGTGCTATATACATAAGGTAGTAGTCACACAGCGGAGGGAAAATACATTATCATTTACCTAAGTAAACAGGAGACCAGTCAAGATGAGTACAGATTTAGTTAGAAACGAGCGTCAGGCAGAGTTTATAAGGCTTTTCGTAGGTTCACAGTGGGCAGGCAACGCTTCTAAGTGTGCTGCTGGAGCAGGATATAGCGAGGATACTGCAAAGCAAAAGGGTTATCAGCTGAAGAGGAAGTTTGCTGATAAGATTCAGCAGGAGACTGTTAGAATGATTGCAGATAGCGCTACACTAGGGCTTGCAGGGGTTTTGGACTTAGCCAAGAATGCAAGTAATGATAGTGTTAGACTGCAGGCTTGTAAGGATTTGCTTGATAGAGCAGGGTTTAACGCTATTAATCAGATAGAGATATCGGGGTTAGATAAGAAGTCAGATGAGGAGTTGAAGGAAGAGTTAGATCGTCTTTTAAACGCCAATGTCATCGATGTGACCCCAGAAAGTTCTACAAGTGTAGAAGATGAGGCTATATTAGCAGAATCTAATAATACTGCTGCATAAGGGATAAGTGACGAGTCTACAGTAGGGAAACACTTTGTTATTAATGTTATTAAAAGGAGAGTAATGAAGCACAAGGTTGAAGATTGTAAAGTTAAGTTAAGAGCTATTCATAAGTTAGCTAGTCAAATTAAGGCTGGCATGAAGGTAGATGATATTGAAAGTCATGTGATTGTAATGTTGGCCGAACAGATTCAATACCATACCGAACTCTTGGTACAGGAAGAAGAATGAACGTTGAAGAAGCATTAAAGATTGCTAAGGAATTGCAATTTAGGAAAGATCATAATAAGCTGAAGTATTACAAGCCGTATGAATATCAGGAGAAATATCATAACGCTATAGCGTCACAGAAACTATTGATGGCTGGTAATCGTATTGGTAAGTCTTTTTGTGGTGCTGCAGAGTTAGCATTTCACTTGACTGGTCTCTACCCTGACTGGTGGAAAGGTAGAAGATGGGATAGACCTATTAGGGCTTGGGCAGGTGGTGCATCGAATGAAACTACTCGTGATATTTGCCAGAAAGAATTGTTCGGGCAGCCAGACGATCCTTATTCTCGTGGTACAGGTGCAATACCTCTTAAACTTATCGGTGATGCTACTAGGAAGCCTGGTGTACCTAATGCACATAACTCTTGTATGGTAAAGCATGTTTCTGGAGGCTGGTCGAGGATCGGTTTTAAAGCTTATGAGATGGGCAGAGAGAAGTGGATGGGTGAGTCACTAGATGTTATCTGGCTAGATGAAGAGCCACCACAAGAAATCTACTCGCAGTCTGTAACTCGTACAGCGGATAAAGGTGGAATGGTTTATATGACATTTACTCCAGAGAGTGGAATGACGGAAACCATCGCTCAATTTATTAATGATTTAAAACCTGGCCAGTATATGCAACAAGCTGGTTGGGATGATGCACCTCACATGACAGATGATGTCAAAGAACAGATTCTAGCAGCACTGCCTCCTCATGAAAGAAAGATGCGTGAACAAGGGATTCCTTCTCTTGGCTCAGGTTTAGTGTTTCCAGTGCCAGAAGATTCTATTAAGTGTGAACCATTTGAGATTCCTTCTCACTTTCCCAGGATTTGTGGCATGGACTATGGTTGGGATCACCCGACAACAGCAATATGGGTTGCATGGGATAGAGATGCAGACATAGCTTATATATATGACTCACATTCTCAGTCTCAAGAAGTGCCAGCAGTGCATGCAGCAGCAATTAATGCTAGACCAAAGTGGATACCAGTCGTATGGCCCAGAGATGGTAGACAAGCAGACAAAGGATCAGGCACTCCATTAGCAGATCAGTATCGTGAATTAGGTGTAAACATGATTAAAGGCAATGGTAGATCATGGGGAGGCTGGTTCACAAACCCTCCTACTCCTGGTCAAAGGGAAGGTTCGGGTGGAGTTTCACTAGAATCTGGGATAATGGACTTGTTAGAAAGGATGAAAACAGGTAGATTGAAGATTTTTTCAACACAAAGTGGTTTGTTCGAGGAGTTAAGAATGTATCATAGAAAGGACGGTCGAATAGTTCCGTTTAAAGATGACTTGATTTCATCAATGAGATATGCGGTTATGTCTCTTCGTCTTGCGAGGATTCATGAAGTATCTCAAAGACAGTATCAAGCTGATAGTGAATTTAGTATTTTTTAAGGAGTAATAATATGGGTGGAGTAGTAAGAGCGGCAACAGGACTAATATTTGGTAAGCCAGACTTGCCAAAACAAGTTGAACAGGTAGCGTTAGCACCAGAAGTGGAAGCAGCGCCAAAGGTAGCTAAGGAAATTGATCCTGGATTCAAGAACTTAAAGAAAAAAGGTAGATACGGTACGGTACTTACTGCAGGCGGTACTTTGGGTAGTCCAGATATTGAAAAGAAATCACTATTAGGTAGTTAATATGGGCAAGAAAAGCGCACCAGCTCCTTTTATCCAACCAGCAGAAGAAACAACTGAAGCGGTAGATAGAAAAGAGCTAGACAGAATCACACGAAGAAAGATTGAGTCAGCTAAAAAAGCATCAGCATCTGTAAAAGATGGTGAAAAAGCACCTCAAGCATCACTATTAGCAGAAAGAGACTACTGGGACAAGAAGGAATCATTGCTTAAAGGATGATAACTCTCGTACCTAATGCAGGACAAGAGGTTACAGACTGGGTAGCAAAGCGTGTAAATGCTACTAATTTTGGCGCAAGCGTCAACTTTGGTATGTATAAAGACGGAGAACTTGTCGGGGGAGTTGTTTTTAGCGAGTATCGTGTAGAAGACATTGTATTTTCAGCAGCGTTTGAAGATAGAGGGTGTCTAACTCGATCAATATTACGCACTCTGTGTGAGTACCCTTTCAGACAACTTAAATGCCATAGAGTTTCCGCATATACTGAAACGGACAACAAAAGGGCGAACGTAATACTCAAAAAGCTCGGTTTTGTTCACGAAGGGACAATGCGAGAAATATCAGAAAATGGGAAGGATGCCAACATATATGGTATGCTTGAACGCGAATGTAAATGGTTAGGAGACTAAAATGGGAAAGAAATCAACACCTTACGTGCCACCAGCACCTGTAGATTACAATGCAGAGTCAAAGGCTCGTGAGAAAGAAAAGGCAGAGGGTGAAAAGTCACTAGCTGAAGAAAAAGGCAAGTTATTAGCTAAAAAGCAATCAGGCAGATATTCACTGTTATTAACAGGTGGAGAAGGTGTTCAAGACGAAGCAGATGTCAAAACACGTTCTTTACTTGGCTCAGGTAAAAAGGCGGTGTAGAGATGGTCGAACAAATATTAAAAAGACTAGAGAGATTAGAGTCAGGCAAGCAGACATGGGAAATTCATTGGCAAGAGATTCTTGACTATGTAATGCCTCGTAAAGCAGAGGTTACAGTTCAGTATGCTAAAGGTTCTAAACGTACCGAGAAGCTATATGATTCGTCAGCAATTCATGCGAACACATTATTAGCTGCATCATTACAAGGAACTTTAACATCAGCATCACTGCCATGGTTTCACTTACGTGTAAGAGACGAGAGTCTTAACCAGAGTAGAGAAGTACAGGTGTGGTTAGAGGACTGTCGTAATAGAATGTACAAAGCATTCAATTCATCTAACTTCAATACAGAGGTTCATGAGTTCTATCTTGATATTTGTTCTATTGGTACATCTTGTATTGAAACAGAAGAAGCTGAGAACGGTTTTAACTTCAGAACACTTCATATCTCAGAGTATTTCATCTCAGAGAATCATCAAGGCAAGATTGATACCTTATATAGGAAGTTTGAATACACTGCTAGACAAGCCAAACAGAAGTGGGGTGATGCAGTAGGTCCTAAAGTGCAAGAAGCATTTGAGAATAACCCTGACAAGAAGTTTACATTCATTCATTGTGTAATGCCTTCAGAAGAGTATAAAAGCAAGAAACAATCTAAACTACCTTTTATAAGTATTCATATAGGTAAAGAAGATAAGAACGTAGTACAAGAAGGTGGTTATAACGAAATGCCATACCTTGTAACTAGATGGTCTAAGGCTTCTGGCGAAGAATACGGTCGTTCACCTGCTTACAACGCTCTACCAGACATCAAAACTCTGAATAAAGCAGTAGAGTTAGGTCTTAAAGCATGGGCTAAAGCTATTGATCCACCACTTCTAGTAGAAGATGACGGTGTAATCGGTAGAGTTAAGACTACACCAGCAGGTATTACTGTTGTTCGTAGAGATGGCGCAATCAAACCTCTTAATACTGGTGCAAGATTTGATGTATCCGATATGAAAGAGACTGAATTACGTGGTGCTATTAAACAAGCATTCTATTCAGATCAGTTAGAGTTACAGAGTGGTCCACAAATGACAGCTACAGAGGTTCAGGTTCGTTATGAATTAATGCAACGTCTATTAGGTCCTACACTTGGTAGATTCCAGACAGAGTTCTTGAATCCGCTTATCGAAAGATGTTTCGCTATCATGCAACGTAATGAAATGTTTGCACCTGCACCAGGATCGTTAGATGGTATTGATATTGATATTGAATACGTTGGTCCTCTAGCCCGTTCTCAGAGAATGGAAGAGGCTACAGCAGTAGAAAGACTATATGAGATGGCTGCTAATCTTGCACAAATCGCTCCAGAGGTTATGGATAACATTGACCATGACGCTGCAATTAGATCAAGAGCTGAATTACTA